TCTTGCTTCAATACGCATGATTCCTGAACGCCAATTATGATAACCGTTTCCTTCTACTTTAATTCTTACTTGTCTTCCTGTGAATCTAACATCAGTAGGATTTAACAATGTATAAGGTCCGTATGTTGTCTCTGTATCATTAGGATATAGTCTTGTTTTAAACGAAACCTTTACCTCTCCCTGTACCTTTTCATCAGGGATAAGATTTGTTACTCTCATAACATTATCACCGTTACCTAAACTTATAGGACCTGACTCAGCATAAGGAACACTCGAACCATGATTAATACCTGTTTCTTGATTTAATAAGTTACCACTTGCGTCTGACCATATAGGATTATCAAATACACCCCTGTCAACACAAGCAGTCCTACCAAGAGAACCTATTGTCCAATGTTCTTCTTTATAGTCTAATGTTACATATCTGTCGTTTTCTTTAGAAGAGCCTGATGGATAAAACCACCAAATTTCACCGAATTGAGAGTTGTGTACCGCATAAACCTTACTAATTTGATTTCTGTTTAGGTTGTCAAAAACATAGTCTAATACATCACACTTAATCTCTGTAGCAACAGAACCATTGAAAGTATAAAAGGCTTTATGACCCATCCAAAATGCACCTTCATCTACTGCTACTGCTGATTTGCGAGAAGCAACACCACAAGCAGTACCAACACGCTCAAATCCATAAACAAAAGGTGGTCCTTGGTAAGTTGAAATATGAGCATCTTGGTCTGTTAGTATAAGGCTTCTTCCTCTCATACGAACACCACACATAATCTGACCTTGTGTTTGTAACTCAAAGTCACCTGCCTCGTTTGTTGCTGATGCTGTCCATACAGTGTTATCTTCTCTGTCTGACCACTGAATCTTACGTGGATTTCCCCCTGATGCTAATGCAAATACAAATCTTTCTTCTGTTACTAACACGAATTTATTATTAACAGGTGCGTTAGTTAGTGCTGTTGGTAATGTTGAGGTGCTTAACGTCCACTCATATATCTTGCCATCATCTACTGAACAACCTAATAAATTCTGACCCCATGTGTCTAATGACCATGTTGTAGCCTCTTGATAAACACCTGTTGATGTTCTTGCAGTACCATAGTTTCCTGTACCCCAATAACTACCACCATAAGCAGTATTAACTGTTGCATCTAAACTTCCTGATGTGAATCCTGATGGTGTAATGTCATATACAGTGCTTGACTGATTGACATAATATAGTTTATTGTACGTTCCTGCTACTAAGTTAGTGCCTGAAGTATTGTCAACCCAAGATAACATTGCTCTTGGGGCTGATGCAAACGCTGATGACTTTCTTGTAGTCCAACCACCAACAGGTCGCATTGAACCATCGTGCCAACGAACAAGATTAGACTCTCTCCACCTATTAGATAATTCAAAGTCAGTTCCATTTCTATGAACTCCTGGTGGTATTTGTAACGGTATTAATGCCATTATTTATCCTATGCTGCAATTACAGTCCATACTTCTGAACCCTCTGCAATGATTTCCCATTGCTCTATTGCCGATGCTGTTGTTGTAGAGGACACTGTTATTACCCCTACACCGTATCTAACCCTCAAGCCTAATGCTGTAGATGTTACTGTCGGTGTTGCCGTACATGACGCTAAGTAAACTGATTCAGCAGAAACGGTCAATGATGCAACAGGAGATATAGTAGCGGTTGGTTGTTGTATTCTCTCAGGAGCAACAGTCGTTGTAGAACTGACGCTGACTGTGGCACTACTACTCTGTACTCTGTTACAAGTGGCAGTAGTAGAGGATATACCTGCTACAATTAATGAGTTTTCACGCTTACGAACATAGACAATAGCAATAGATGAAGCACCTGCCGATATTGCATCTGAATCCCTGACTCTTGTTGAATCAGAAGAAACAGAACTGTTAGCCGTAAATTGAATACTTACATCAACGTACTTAATTTGTTCACCACTACAGGTTACAGAACTTGTAGCCGTTACTGGTGCTAAACCGTCTTCTAAATCAGCAGTTTCATACTTACCTCTATTGTATTTCCACTGGTTGTATAACATTAGTTAAGTGTTATATCTAAGTCACCTGTTGGAATACGGAACACATCGCCTGAATCAATAGTCTTTGCTGACGATAGAGTAGCGTAAGCCATTAAGTTACCTGATGTTAAAGCATCGAATACACCCACATGAGTAACTGAACCCCAAGTACCTGTTGCTGTAGGAAATTCTACTGCTGATGAGTTGCTTGTTGTATCACCTGAAGTTGAGAATGCTACAGTTTGACGAGCATAAGCACTACCTGATAACTCTGTACCACCACCTGCTTCGCCTGGTGCTGCTGTGTATAAAGCCATATAAATTGTAGTTGGAGCAGTGTAAGCCGCACCTGCAAATACATGGTCTAATATTTCTGTTTCTAAAAAATTAGTAAATGACATTTATTTCTCCTATTAAGACTAACCTAAGCCTCTTATTTTCATTGTTAAGCCTGAACCGCTATATCTAGCATTTTCAGACGATTGATTTAATTGAGTAACTGATGCAGAATACATCTGCGCCCAAACTGCAATCCTTTCATCTTCTCCTAGATACGGTGCTGAATGTAATAACGCTCCATAGAGGTAAACATCAGGTGCTTCTAGTAAAAGCCAGTTATCAGCATTACTACTACTTAGTGCTATTGGTTTAGCGTAGTAAAGTAATTCTAATTTAGTGTCTGCTGATGGTGTTGGGTATAGTTGTATCTGACCATCTGCGTGTGTGTAATGTGTTGGCGTTCCTGTAGTGTCTTCGTTAGACGCTCTCTTGTCTGCCATAGAAGCCCTTGACATTAAATCAAGAGGACTTGTTCCATTAGCAGTTAAGTGCAGTCTAATTGTCTCCAACCAATCGCTTGGTGTCTTCATGTATTCATCTGAAGCACTAATAGAACCTGTTGAGCGTTTCTCCATCTGCCAATGACGTAAATCTCTGTTCATCTGTGATTCTGCTAACACTATGAAGTTTTCAATAGCCGATGTCAAATCATCTCTATTAAGGAAGTCTGCTATTGCGGTTTTTAGTGTGGTAAACGTATTTATAGCCATGATTTTATTATATCCCTATTAATTGAACTTTTGATACTTATTTTTATAAGCAGACTTCATGCCTTTTTTGATTATTGCATCAGTGAAATGCTTTAGCGCTTCCTTGCCACCCTCATGCTTAGTCATTGCTTTAATCATCTTGTACATATTCTTATCTGATAACTTGTCAGTAGCAGATAACCCCATGTCGTTTGCTACGTCTTTAATGTATGACTTTGTGTCGTTTTCAGATGGTGGTGCGTAAACAGTAATAATCTTAGTGATTGTATCTAAGCCTCGCTTACGTTTGTTAGTTAAGTCTCTAGTTAATGCTCTGATTCCGTTCTCAGGGTTATCAAACTCTACAAAATCACCGTTCTTTCCTGTCATGCCATCCCACTTAATGTTAGTGGCTTTAATGTTTCCAGGGTTGTTGTTGGTTACACTTGGTACGGTCTTGGTTGGCTTAACACCATCAAGTACACCGTTCATAGGCTTTTCTACTTTCTTCTTAACACTTAATAGACCTTCACCTTCATCTTCTTCTTCCACACTGATAGCGTCTTCACCTAATAGACCACCTGTAGGAATAATTGCTTTAGAGAAGAACAATTCAGGATTCTTTTTAAACGCACTAAGATAACCCTCTTGGTCTTTGTACTCTATGATGTTTTTAATACCCAACTTTTTTAAGCGCTCTATTGACTTTGTATCGCCCTTTGGAACAATGGCAGTCTTAAACTCACCAATATTAACAATTCTATTAGGTTTAGACTCAAAATAAGCGGTAGGCATTTCTCTACCCATTTTCTCCAACGGCTTAACGAGTTGTTTGATTTTTACTATATCAGATGTGTTTAGTTGCATGAAATCAGGGATTTTTTCACCAAGCAAGATGTGTTGAATTACTTGGAGAGTGTCTAACCTGTTTAAATTAGAAGTGTATGTTTTAGTTCCGTCTTTATAGGGCTTCATTCTATCGCCAAAACTCTCT